CGACGGCGACGAGAAGCCGCGTCGCTTGTGCCAGACCACGCCGGCATGACGCCCGGCGTTATGCGCCTGTTCGGCGGCACGGTCGACCCATTCACCGAGGCGCGTCGTCGCGTGGTCCTTCACGTCGATCGACGGGAACTCGATGCGTGGCACCCACAAGTCGCCGCGGTCGGCAGTCGCTCCGGCGGGGATACGTTCGCAGTCGATTCCGAGGGCGATGAGGTAGTCGGCGACGGCTCGCTCGGCGGCGTAGCCCTTGCGCTTCTGTGGGCTGGTCATCGCAGCACCACGAGCAGCTCGAACACGAAGCACGCAGCGACGACGGTGATGCCGCCGAACAGCAGCCAGTCGCGCTTCATCGGTCACCGTCGAGGTTGAACAGCAGCCACAGCGTCGAGGCGGCGAGGCCGGCGAGGATGACGAGCATGCCGAACTCGCAGGCGGTCTTGTTCGCTGCGATGGCGTTGATGGCGGCGCTGGCGACCATGAGGATCGGCAGTGCGATGACGGCGACGAGTGCGCCGATGAGAAGCTGCGCTCGCTCGGTCATGCCGCACCGTCGGTGATCGGAGTGCGGTAGTTAACGGGGTGCCGACGCTCGGCGTTGTCCAGGTGAACGCTGCCGGTGCACGAGTGGTTGAGGAACCGTTGGACCCGGTCCTGTTCGCTGCCGAACGCGAACAGCACGCCGCAGATGAGGCAGTGGATGGCTGAGCTCATGCCGCACGCTCGGTGTTGCGGCTGAGCCACTTGTCGATCTCGACCATGTCGAACAGGACGCGACGGCCGATACGAGTGACCGGGATCTGGCCCTGTTGGACGAGCCACTTGATCTGACGTTCGGTCAGACCAAGCCAGGCGGCGAGCGCTGGGGTGTCGAGGAGACGACCGGCCTCAGTGGGTCTGGACGGATGCTGGTGTGCCTGCATGGCTGGCACCGTACCTCTCACAATGTGAGAGGTCAAGGATCCGTGTGAGAGGTATGCCTCAGATGGGGACTATGGAATTCTGACCGATCGGCGTAGGGTGCCCCTCATGGCGGAGGCCAACGCGTCGAGCGAGCAGCTCGAATCCTTCGGGCGTGCTCTTGCGGCGACCCTCAAGGCGAAGGGCCTGACCACTGGCGCCCTGTTGCATGTGGCCTCTGACAAGGGTGGGGAGAGCGGACGCAACTCGGTCAACCGTTGGATCTTGGGCAAGAACGAACCTTCCCGGCCGAAGGTGCAGGCCATTGAGGCCGTGCTTGAGTTGGAGGCGGGAACGCTCTCACGCCACCTCGGATGGGTGCCCGTCGGCGCCAAGGATGTGCCAACGGTGGAGGCGGCGATCCTCGCCGATTCCCAGCTCACCGCCAGTCAGAAGAACATCCTGCTCGCAGCTCTCCACGATTTCCGTAGCGCCTAGATCGAAGGCGCAGGCACGCACCAGGACTGCGAGATCGATGCACGCTTCGGCGTCCGATCCGGCCCTAGTTGCAAGCGTTTCAAGCATCGCCAACAGTCTCGATGCGTCCGCTCCGCCGCTCATGGGTTCGAACGTATGCGCGCCCTGCGACAGCACGCCGAGGTGCTCGACTGCACCCGTTTCGATTTCCGCCATTCGCGCACCGTATTAGTGACATCGGGCACGGGCAAGCGGTAGCGCTTACTTCTGGCGGCGCATGCGATCGAGGTCGTCGGCGAGCTGCTGGTCGACGCCGGCCATGAGGTGGCCGTACCGGTCCATCGTGACCACGATCGACGAGTGACCGAGCCGCTGCTGGATCGTCTTGGGATGCGCGCCGGCAGCGATCGCCAGCGAGGCGGCGGTGTGGCGCAGGTCATGGAACCGGGGGATGCCCGAGAAGGCGGGCTTGTGGTTCTTGATCGTTCTTGACCCGAGGCCGACCTTGGCGCAGGCCGGTGCCCACACGTTCTGCCGGAACGACGGCCCGACCGGCCGGCCTTGCTGGTTGGTGAACACCAAGTCGTCGGGCTCGGGCCCGGTGTAGGTGTCGAGGTGGACGGCGAGTTCCTCGGCAACGGTCGTTGAGACGGTGATGGTCCGATGGCCAGCGATGGTCTTGGCCGCGGTGCGTTCCCACTTGCCTTCGACGAGTAGGAGCTGTCCGGCAACGGTGACCTGGTTGCCGTTGACGTCCATGCGTCGCAGGCCGACGAGCTCCGACAGGCGGAGTCCTCCGTAGGCAGCGAGCAGCACGAAGCACCGGTAGCGGGGAGCAATGACGTCGGCGATGGCCTCAATCTGCTCAACGGTGAAGATCCGCATGTCAGTGCGTGGCACCCGTGGTGCGGTCACTGCTGCGCACGGGTTCTTGATGAGCAGCTCGCGCTTGACGGCGAACCCGAACATGGTGCGAAGGGTCCGATAGTGGCGATGGACCGACGACGGCGCCAGGCGATCGAGCTCACCTTTGATCCACTGCTCAATCGCGAGAGCGGTGACCTTGCCGATCTGAACCGATCCGAACCTCGGGAAGATGTAGCGATCGAGGTCTCGGCGGTAGGTCATGCGGCTACCGGAGGACAGGTTCATGGCCGAGTTGAGCCATGCATCGGCCAGTTCGGCCACCGTCATGGCTGCGTCCCTGGTGGTCAGCCCTCGGCGCTTGTCCGCCTGCACGGTGACGAGATGATCCTGAGCCTCGGCCCTGGTGCGGAACCGCTGGGCCCTTTGCACGCCGTTCTCGTCACGCCACCGGGCCTGCCACTTCCCGTCCGCCAGTTTCCTCACCGCCACGGCCGATCCTCCTTGTGCACATTTTGTGCACACTTGTGCCGGATTTCAGCGTAACTGAACGGCTCTGGCCGTATCTCGCACGATCGAGCGAACTGGCCCAGAAACCAAGAAAACCCGCCATTTCTGGCGGGTTTTCGCTGGAGGCCGCGCCCGGAGTCGAACCGGGGTACGGGGCTTTGCAGGTTACAGCGACCCTCAAGGGGCACAAGGGGAAACGCACCCTCTGTGCACACCTTGTGCACACACCTCGCCATTGGCCCCTAGATCGCCCGCTAAGCGCCTTGTAGGTGTCGACCTAGGGAATGGGGCCACCGCGCGCACGCGCGCGTCAGAACGCACAGAGGCCCCCGCGTCCAAGTATGGGGACACGGGGGCCTCTGGCAAGCCGGCTCAGTTGTGTGCGCGATCTAGACGTTGTACGTCGGCGCGCTTCCAGTCGGCTGAGCAGGGGCAGCCGTTGAGCCGGGGATCAGTGACGGCGTACCGGGTGTCCCGAATGGGGCCGAGCCGATCGAGGTGAGCAGCGACAGGAGAGCTCCACCGACTGCTGCGCCGAGTGCGTTGACCCAGTCGAGGTTGAACAGGTCGAAGCCCTGAGCCGCACCGATGGCGAGCAGGAGTGCTTGGGCTGCGGTCTTGACGGCGCGCTCTGCTGCTGCCTTCCAGAAGGTCTTGGTCAACAAGGTCATGCTCCTTGGGTGCGGATCGTGAATGGAGAGATCACTGCGGTGCAGTGGATGGAAGCAGCGGCGAGGGCGGCGAACACTCGGGTCTCTGGGTCTCGGCCGGCGGTTGAGCAGAAGCTTCCCAAAGCGTAGGAAGCGCCGGCACCGATGGCTGCGTACTCGGCTGCGGGGTGGATGGCGAAGTCGGAGTCGACGGTGTAGAGCCGGTTCCGGTAGGCGACCAGCAGCGGACCCTGCAGCTCGTGGGGCACGTCGGTGCTCACCGCCGATGCCTGGTGCAGTGCCTTGCGCAGCTCGTCGACGAAGGTGGTGCAGAGGTGTTCAAGGGGATCGTCGCACTTCTGCTCGGTGAACTTGGCCCGGTACTGCAGCACCTGGCCGGTGCGGAACGACTCGCAGTACCCGATGAGGTAGGGGCCGCGCTCGAACACCTTGGTCGGGCCGGCGGCGATGTTGTCGCCGTCGACTGCGGCCGAGTCACCACCGATGGTGACGGCGTCGCCGTGCACAAGGCCGACGATGCAGGTCATCGCTCAGCCCTCCACCGCACGGCATTCGTGAGGTTCACCGTTCCCCACAACATGCTCAGCGCGACGAAGCCGGGCTTGTCGGTGGTGATGCTGTAGATCAGCCAGGGGAGCGACAGCCCGCAGAACGTGAGCAGCCAGCCATACCAGCGCCGTCTGCCAGCCAGGTATGCGCCGGTCAGGCCGGCGGTTGCTTCGAGGCCGAACAGAACCCACGACCACGCCTGCTCACTCATCGTCCATCTCGTCAACGAACATCTCGATGGCGTCGTCGAAGCCCATGGCCTGCTCGGTCTCCCAGACGCCGAACAGACAGTCGGCGTAGCCGGCGAGATCCACGATCGAGTCACGCACCAGATCCGCGGTGAAGTCGTGGTCAAGGGCGGCGCCGATGCGGCTGAGCTTCACGCACAGCATGAAGCAGACCGCCTCGCGCACCGAGATGTAGTTGCCGGTCAGTGCGCCGAAGAGCTCGGCGGTGCGGCCGTAGTCGATCGCCGGATGGTCGTAGATCGCTCCACGATCACCGAACACGAGACGCGCAGCCTCGGCGCTGGTCGATTCCCAACGCTGCTCCATGTGCCCTCCCTGCGGGCTATGTGGTCAGAACTTGCGGGCGGTGAACTTCGCCAGCCGGACGCCTTCGTACTTGCGACACAAGTAGTCGAGGCTCACGAACATCGGGTCGGCTGCGCCGCCTTCGACTTGGTGCAGCACCACGATGCCGCGCCAGTGGGCGTTGCCCTGCGGGCCGAGGTAGTTCTCGTCGTGTAGGTAGCAGGCGCCGGCCACGAGACCGAACTGCTGTTGGCCCGAGGCGAGGAAGCGCACGGCGTAGTCAAGGGTCTGCTGGTGGCCCTGCACGAACGAGTGCCCGACGGTCTTGAGCCTGGTGGCGGCTGCGCCGCCGATCGGGCGGCCCATTCCGTTGGTCCAGTAGTGGGCGTACCACACGCCGTCGATCTCGATCGGGCGCAGGAAGTCGTGCACGGTCCAGCCGTGGTCGGCGTAGTTGAGATCGCTGAGGCCGATGGTGCCGTCGAGCTTGGCGTCGTCGTTGACGGCTCGACTGATGCGGTCCTCGTGGTTGCCGAGAAGCAGATGCAGCTCGGGCTCGTAGCCGGGCTTGCGCCACTTGGCCTTCGCCGCGTTGTACCGCTCCATCGGAGCGCACAGCACGTCGAACGCCAGGTTCGCAGCCTCAATGTCGGCTTTGTAGCGCCGGCCCTCGAACACCTTCTTGCCCACGTCGTAGGACGACAGGCTCGGCATGTCGGCGTGGTCACCGAGGTGCACCACCACGTCGGGCTTGCGCTCCAGGATGTACTCGCCGATCCACCCGAGATGATCGGTCGGCACGTCGGGCTTCGCCTGTGTGTCGGGAATGATGAGGTGCGTGCGCGTCTTGACCGTCACAGAACCGCCCGAGGTTGAGGGGTAGGGCTACCAGCGACGCTTGCCGCGGTGATGCAGTGACTCGTGGCGATCGAGTCGATCGTCAAGTGAGTCGACCTTGCGGTCGACGTGCTCGACCGAGGTGTGCAGGTTGAGCAGTCGGTCACGCACGTCGGTGACGATCTGACGGCTCTCGGCGTGCTGGGTCGTGTTCTCACGGCGCAGCTTCATCACCTGGATGACGAGCGTCGTGATGGCGGTGACGAGCGTGGCGATGACGGTCGCCACAGCGATCCACTCAGCAGCTCCCCATCCAGCGGAATCGGTGACGGTCTGGGCCAGCATCGGTCACGCCGCCTGCCACTCGACCCACGCTGAGCCGGGAGCGGTCTGCCACGACCGGAACGCCTGTCCGGTCTCGGCGTTCCACACAATGACCTCAAGAGCGCCGGCATGACCTTGACGAGCGGTGACCGAGTCGACCGGGACCGGCGGCGCAGTCGCGATCACGGGCGCCCAATCGGTCCACGTCGAACCGGGGGCGGTCTGCCAGCGATGTGCCAGTGTGCCGAACACGGCGCAGAACTCGACGCCGCAGCCGTTGGTCATGGTGAGCAGGGTGCGCATCTCGTGCGAGCCTTTCGTCGTGGGGGTCGGTGCCGAGTAGGCAGGGCGTGCGATCTCGGCGATGCCGCCGGCGAAGCCGCCCGAGTTCCAGCGGTGCAGCACTCGCTGCACCTTGTTCTCCCAGTTGCCGTTGATGGCGACGATGCCCTGGTCGTTGACCGACTCGACCATGGCGATGTGGTCATAGGCGGAGGCGCCGTTGCCGTCGTAGTCGAAGGCGACGAGGTCGCCAGGCTGCGCTTGGTAGGGAGCCAGCGTGCGGCCCTGCGAGCGGTAGAAGTCGAACAATCCCGAGACCCACGCGAAGTGCGTCGGGATGCCGACCTCGCTCAGCACGAACGACTGGAAGATGCAGCACCAAGCGGTGCCGATCGGTGCCGGATACCAAGCATCAAACCTGTCCGGCCCTTCGCTCAGGTACGAGCGGGCGGCGTTCAGCGCGTCGTCAGCGGTCGCCATCGTCGTCCTCAAGTACCTCGCCGACGAGCTTGCCGGTGAGGTTCGGATCGGGGATGGACAGCAGCTCCTCGTCGGTCTCGGTCGGAGCGTGTTCGTCGGTCATGGCACGAGTTCCTCTGAGCTGCTTAGAACGGCTGGACGATGATGGTGGGGTCCGAGTAGTTGGCGTTCGACGTGCTCACAAAGCCAGCGGCAGCGAATGTCTGAGACCCAGCAGGGAGACCGGACACCAAGATCGATTTGCCGGATGTTCCGGCCACGAGGGCGTTGCCTGAACTTGAGGAGACCGAGAGCCAACCAGAGACCTTGTAGCCAGATGTCGCGTTGTAGAACCCGACATAGGCGGTTTGGTTGGTGACGTTCAAACCGATGTCGGCGCAGACCGTGACCATGGCAAGACCGGACGCGCCGATCGTTGCGGTGACAGACGGTCCACTTGGAAGCAGGGCCCACGAGGTGTTTGAGATGTTCTGCGTCCCTGACTGCAGAGCGCTCTTGGGGAACACGGTGTTGGAGATGTTGACGAGCGACCCTGTTGGGTTCTGCACTTCCAATCCGTAGGTGCCATCTGACAGCAGGCCGAAGCGCGTACGCACGGCGCCGGTGGCGTCAAGTACGGAGGTCGAACCATTGGTGACCGATGAGTTCTGCATCTTCGGTGCTGACTCGACGGCACGCAGGCGTTGCTCGATCTCACGCATCCAGCTCGACAGGTCGGCTGGTTGTTGAATGTCAGGCACTCGGCTCATCTCCCAAGGTGAGGCGGACGGTCTCGGATCCGTTGTCCGACACGCTGACCTCCCAGCCGATGATTCGGCGGTAGGTGTCAAGGCCGGTCGGGAACCGCGGCGAGATGCCAGGTGGAACGATGACTCGGCACGCGTCGCCGGTGATGTAGGAACCAATCACCGGGTCCATGTCGGCTTCGACAGTGAGCTCGGGGAGAATGACGGGTGACGAGGTCGAGGTCAGACGAGCACGAGCCAGACCGTTGAGCAGCGCTTGCGTTGCCACGTCCTTGTTGGAGAACGTGGTTTCGAGCAGCGGGTAGCCGGGACCACCTGAGCTGAGCGGCTGGATCTGGTTGGCGTCTGCGGCCGAGCTGATGAGCATGGCGTCGCCCTCACCATTGCCGGTGGCCCAGACCTTGTTGGCAGTCTTGGTGCCATCCGACGGCCAGTTGAACTCGCTCACGTTGCGACCGACCTCAAACACGAACCCGGTCTGGGAGAAGTTCCTTCCACGGCGTGGGTAGGAAAGTCGCAAGGTCTTGGTGAGCGCTCCGGTGGAGGTGTTCCACGCGGCGTCAATTGCCCAATCGAATCCGCTGTCGGCGGTCGCGAGCTGCTCGATTGAGTCGGCGACGACTTTGAGTTCGTAGCCGTTGTATGTGATGTCCCGAGTGATGCCCGAGACTTCGGCCCCGACGGTCACGTTGATGTTGCCACCGGTTGCTGCTTGGGCGGTCAAGATGAGTTGCTGGGCGATCGTGAGCTGATCGGTGGTGGTGTAGGTGACGCTTCTGGTGATGAGTCGCTTGCGGAAGTACGACCAATCCTCCGCTGCGTGGACTTCCCGACTTGCCGGGTTGTCCTTGTACGGAGACAGCCAGATGATTCCGCACCAAACGATGACGCCGTCACGCTCGATCACGAGCTGCCGGCGACACTCGTCGACGGCGTCGTTGAACACAGCGTTGAGCGTCGCCGCCTGAGCGGTGCCGATCGGCTGGAACGACAAGGTGCCGGAGCACTCGCCGACGTCGTTGAGTTTGGACCCGTAGCGGAGATCGGACAGTGGTAGTTCTGCGATCCGTGTGCCAGTTCGGAGATCCAGTGAGATGCACCGATAGGTGGCCACGATTACGAAGGCGCGCCGGTCGGTCCGAGATCCACGCCAACAAGGGCGCCGACAAAGGTTGAATCGCCGTAGGACTGAACGTTGCCTGTCCCGCTTTCTCGCAGATACGAGATTTTCCGAGTGAGCGCAGCAGCGGTGCTGACCTCGTACCAAGTGCCGGTGAATGTATTCACGACGCCGGCTCCCGTCGGAGACAGGGTTGTTACGAAAGCAGTCTGCACCACGTTGGATCCGCTGCGAATAGCGATGCGCGCGCGATCGTTGGCGACGCTGGAATAGAACCCAAGGGAGAACGTCCATTGGATGAGACGATTGGCGGGCAACGTTGAAGTCGTGACAGTGAGTCCAGTATCGACGTAGGAACCAGTCGACGCCGAACCCGTTGTGGTGTCGGTGTCATAGCCAACAGTTCCCCACGGCATGTTCCAGGGGAGACGCCAAGAGGTGCCGTTGTAGAACCAGAGACCCTCTGTCGTGGTGTTGGAATTGAGATAGTGCGCCTGTCCATCCGTCGGCGATGCGAGTCGGATGTCGCGTGCTGCGGTCGTGGTCGTGACCGGGATCTCGCCAGCGGTGAGAGCGAACTGGCGGAGGTCGGTGATGTTGGCGTTGGTGATCGAGGTGGCGCCGGCCGCTACAGCGACACGAGCCAGCACCAGCGCGTTCGGGTTTGAGGTCAGCGACGGATCCGATGGGGAAGCAGCGGGGGTGCCGGTGACGACGATGATGCGGGCATCGTTGCTGGCGCCCGAGTAGGCGGCGTCGCGCACGACGGCGATGATGAGGTCGCGTCGTGGGTTGGTGGCGTCTGCTGCGGAGATGGCGACGTTGAGGGTGCCGTCGTTGACCAAGTGGTAGGCGCCCTGGACTGCCGACGACATGCCACGGATCAAGCACGAACCGGCGGCGACGTTGACCGACATGTTGGGCGTGCCGTTCTGGGTCACCGCCAAGTCGGAGTCGTTGATGATTCCGTGCGCCGAATCACGGCCGGTGATTGACCCGCCGGAGAGGGGCTGGGTGAACGACCCGGTGCCTCCGCCTGCGAGAGCGTTGACCATCAGACGGGTTTCCTCGGCCGGGTGACTGCCGGCCTGCAGGAAGGATGGGGTAGCGCGCACTGCCATGGGGTTCTCCTAGATCCAGACGGAACGGAACGTGAGCTGCAGGTTCCCGGTGCCCGAGCTGCCTGCGAAGCGGATGGTGTTGGTGCCGGGGGCGAGGTCGAACCAGGACGATCCGAAGTTGAGCCACGAGTACCTAGATGCGGTGTCCGACAGCAGCACCGAGCGATCGAGCGATGAGACCACGAGGGTGTCGCCAGCGGCGAGCGTGCCGGTGAACGCGAGCACTTGGCCGGTGGTCACGTTCTCGATGCGAGGGTTGGTGACCGGGCCGTTGATCGTGGCCGTCCAGGGGGCGGCAAACTCTCCGGCGTTGGTGGCCACGCCAAGTCCACCCGACACGGCGCCACCGAATGACAGCGGGAACGTCAGCGGGAACGTGGCGCCCGTGCCGGCAATCGCTGCCTGGTCGATCGAGACCAACGTCTGGTTGACGGCGTAGATGCGGGGGTCAGTGCAGAAGAACTCGACAACGGCCGAGCCGTGACCGAACAGGTAGTTGCGGTCGATCGGCAGGGCAAGACGACGCACGCGAGCTCCGACCTGTACCTCGATGCCGCCGGCCACGCCGGGGATCTGGGCCTTGAGGGTGGACTCGGCGGTGTCGCCTGGCACGAACGCTCGCGAGAACGCTGACCAATCGGCCTCGTCGGGATGAGGTGCAACGACCTCGATCTCGGCGGTGATCGACCGGCCACCGAGGTAGTCGGTTCCAGCGAACAGGCCATGCGCTCGGGAGCGTTCGATGTCGGCGGTCCGCACGTCGGGCGCGTCGTGGACGCCGGTCAGCGTGGTGA